TCAAGCCCGATCAGGTTAGTTGAATCGGCGTCCTGCGCCGACAGATCAATGTAGCCGGAGCCGTCATTGGTTGTGCCGGTCGGCGGCGTCCATTTGGTCGGGTCATTGATCGCCGAGAAGCGCAACAACCGACCATCGACGCCGTACATTTTCGAACCAAACGTTCGCACCGACGAGGCGGTCGCCATCGCGTCGATGACCAAAACTTGGTTGTAATAATGATAGTAACGCCCATCGACGCCAGCCATGACGATATAGAAAAAACCGTTGAACAAATCCCAATCCGCAACCCGGCTCATGCCAACCGGGAAGGGCAGCGAGATCACGCCAGGGTGGTTCGGATTGAAGCTCCAATCGGTAATCCCGGACGGACCGTTGACGACGACAAAAAATTCACCATTGCGGGATAGCGCGCCAAAGCTTCCCGCCGGCGCCGCCGACCACAGAATGAAGGAAGTGCGCTTCTCGATCTCCGCCCCGGCGCTGATGATGCAATTGCGCAGCGTCCGCAACGAACCGGCAGGAGCGGTGGCGTAGCTCTTGCGGAGGTCCAGCCCGCTCTTGAAATCCTGGATCTGATAGACCGGCAAGGCTCAAGGCCCCGGAATATAGTCGAGGTAGGGAGTCGCGCCGCCGTAATTGGTCGGTTGCGCCCGTTGCCCCTGACCCATCGCCGAGATGTCGCGCTTGTTGGCGCCCGAGCGGCCGAGCAGGCGACGAATATAGGCTTGCGCCTTCTGCCCCTTGAGCGCCGCCGTCTCGCTCTTCTGCGCCCCCAGCAATTCAGCCGCCGCGGTCAGCACGATCGCAGTCGAGTCGATCATGCAAACGTCGGTGTCGACCTTGAGCGGATTGAGCGGCGCTTGCCCACGCCAACGCATATGCGTGAGCTGCGAAGGGATCGGCCAAATCTGCGCCTGGCCGGCGAAGTTGGTCAGGCCGCTAGTGCTGTCGACGGTGACCACGTTGCGCCACCGGAGCGGCGGGTACGAGGTCAGCAGCTCGTTGATCCAGTCTTGGAAGCCGTAGCGCAACTCCAGCCACGGCTGTTGGCTGGAAGGATTGTAATTGCGCCACAAGCCCAGCACGTTCTCAAACGGCATCGTCGGGTCGAAGTCGATGAATTGGGTGTTCGCCGGCAGATCAAAATCAATCCGATAGTCGAGATGCGGCCAGGCATAGAGGTTCCACAATTCGCGCTGGGCGCGCGCCAGGATGACATTCTGCATGTCGACAGCCGAGAGGCCATGCGCCGGCAAAAGGCTCGAATAAATCTCGGCCCTTAGCTCGTAGCGCAGTTCCGACAGCGCGACGCCCAGCGGCATCTCATACCTCCGCCTGGTGTCGCTGCGCCCGCTGCTTCGGCGTTTCCTTTGGCGGATTAAGCGGCAGCTCAGGCTCCGGCTCCGATCGCTGGATGTCGGCGATCAATTTGCGTTCGGGGCGCTTGATCGCGATCGGCTCCTTGTCGCCAGGAAAGTCCATCTCCATCATCGGCCGCGAGCCGGGATAACAAATGTTAACCGCTTCAGCCCCGTAAAGCCCGAGCAAACGCATCTTCTCAGCTTGGGCGGTCATCGGCTCCGAGCCGACGAATTCGCAATCGAAGACATTGTCTTCGCCATGCAAATGCTGCAGCACCCGAATCTCCGGCCACGACAGCGGCCTGTCGGGACCGCGGTACATGACGCTGTTCGAGTCGCCGCCGAGCGCGATCTTGCACGCGACATAGTCCATTGCATCCTCCGAAATGTAGGGCGCCGTGCGTACCGACGCCCTACACTCTGATCGCTATTTGATCTCAATCACAAGGGAGGAGTTGCGCTGAGTCGCGACCATCTGCCCGGTTGACGTGATCGACTTGTAGAGGACGAACTGATTCGCCGGCCGTGACGGCGTGTGGTCCTTCCGCCACTCATCGGTCATCTGCACCAGGAAGATTTTCTTCGGATCAAACCAATAGCAACGCTTCGAAAGGCCAAGCCCGTCAAGGGTCGGGTCGTATTGGAAAGTGGTGCCCATGTACTTCAATTCGCCAACCGAAACATCGCGCGAGTTGGCGAAGCCTTGCATCGAGTAATTGCCGTTCGCCCTGACCTCGATCTCCATCGCGCCAAGGAAGTCGGAGCCGCACAACGCCATCGTCGGCTTGCCGCCGTAGCGGATGAGCTGGCGATATTCGGTCTGCAGCATCGTGATCAGCGCGCCGCCATTCGTCGGGTCGGAGGTGATCGAATCGCCGCCCCACGCCGCCAGCGCCGGCGTGCCGCCGACCTTGATGCCAAACGCCGTGGTGCGGGCTCGATTGCGCCACCATGAATTGGTGGCGAGCGATTGATCGAGGCCGGCGACGGTGCCGATCGAGGGATCTTGCGAGATCAGAAACTGCATGCCGGCAAGCGCCTTGGCGTCGGTAGTGCCGTCGCCCCAGAGCAGACCATTCATGCCACGCGCATATTGCTCGCCCAGCTCGAACAGCTTGTCCTGGAACAGATTGACCAGCACCGTCTCATCGCGGTCGGTGTGCTCGGTAGTGTTCTCGCCATTGGTGTCGACAACCGAGATGCCATCCATTTTCAACTCGGTATGCGTCAACGTTAACCCGATATGGTGCTCGCGCCAGGGATAGTTGCCGCGCACAATGTTGGCCGGGGTGAAGAAGCCGACCGTGTCGTTGTGGGTGTAGCCTTTGACGACATCGTTGCCCGAGCCGTCGCCGAATTGCCCATGCAGCGCAACAGAGATGTTGCCCTTGCCGCCGGGAAATTTCTTTGGGTCAGTCTCCGCCCACTTCAGGAGCGGCTTGTCTTGCAAGGTTTGGAAGAATTCTTCCGGCCGAGCCCAGTAGTAGTCGAGCGCGGCATTGGCGATATTGGTGATTTCTCCGGCTGTAAAAGCCATGGCTTAAGCGCTCCGAGCGCGGGGCTCGTCAACGCGATCGCTCTATTGCGAAATGAATCGCCTCCTTGAGACTCTTCGGTTCCGTCCGAGCGCCGTTGACCCGATTGATGCTGCTCGGAACCTGATGCGTACCCCGTGGACTCGGCATGAAACGCGAAGACATCACCTTCGCCCGCTCGTAAGCCTGTTTAGCAATCTCGACGGCTTCGGCTGGCGAACGCGGCGGACCGCGCTCATGCACGACGGCGTGCAGCAGCTCCCTCACAACGGGTTCTGTGCGCGCGTAGTCGGGATCGGATCGTCGAATCCCCTGCTCCCATTCGGAAACCGCGCCTGCGACTTGAGCCTGAAAATTACGCACAGTCTCAGCGTGGTCGCGTTGAGTCGTCTCCTGCGTCACCCGGCCGAGTTGCGCCGCAGCAAGTTGCTGCTGCGCTCTCAGCTGAGCGGTGTACCGTGCCGCGTCCGCGGTCATATGCCCGCCCTGGACCGCCGCTTGGAGGTCAGCCGGGAGCTGTATGCCGAGGCTCTCCTGCGCGAGTTTCACGTAGGGCGCGACGCCCTCCAGAAAGGTTCTGAAGTCGCCGCGTCGCATCGCCGCGGCTAGATCCAGCACGAGCCCGAAATCTTCCTTGGCGATGTCCGCCTGTTTCAGGAAATTCTGCAGCTCTTGCGTCGTCTTAGCCTGAGCTTCGAGTGGCGCGATCTGGGACCGGAGGCCCTTAATCTCGTTTCGAAACTCGTCGATGCGCTTTCGCGTGCGCGGTGAGTAAGCGTCTATCTCCGCCTGGGTTATGGGGCCTGGATCGTCTTTCGACGGCGCGCCAGGAGCTGCCGACTCTCCTGACCTTGAGACGCCACGTTCATCGCCGGGACCAGGCTGCGCTTCCTTGCGAGGAGCGGCCTTACGGACGACGTCGAGCAGCGACTCGCGGCTCTCGGCCTTTTCGCCGGGCAGGGTTGACGATTCCCCCGGTACGTCGGACGCGGCTGGAGTTGAGGCAGCGGCGCCTGGAGCTTCACCGCCAGCCGGCGCGGGCGTCGAAGCTGATTCATTTGCGACGATGGACGATTCGTCAGCCATTTAGTTTTTACGTCCCATGGGTTGGGGGTTGTGCCGCATTTCTGGCAAACACGCAACACCATGGGCCGCTTCGTCTCGCCCTTATGACGGGCTTGCGGTCTGACCCGCCTATCGCTGTGGATCGCGGAACGCATCTTTCGCGATGCTATCGTCCGCCTACGCCGCGAACTTTCCTCAATGCGTCGGCCCGGTCAATCGCCCCATGCCAGGCGTCGGAACCGCCGGACCTGACGCGGGGCCGGGCGTCGGCGGCGGGAAGCTGCCGCCTGGCCGCGGGTTCTGCGGCGCGTTCTGATCGCCGGCCGGCCCCTGCATCTGCGGCGATTTCGGCGTTCCGCCGGCCGGCGGCGTCGCCACCTGGCCAGGCGGCGCCGGACCGCCAGGTCCGCGCGACATGGTGTTCATGGCCACAATCGAGGGCAGCGGCGACTTGAAGGCTTGAGTGAGGTCAAGCTTGTCGTCGAGGCGGTGCAGCAGGTCACGAGCAAGGAATTCAGGATCGATGCCGGGGATCTGCATCACCAGCGGGTAAATCTTTTGCGCATTGGCGATCTGCTGCGCCTGGTTGGGGTTGCCCGAGCTGCCGGCCTCGATCTCCAACCAAACCTCTTCCGCGATCTGCTGCCGGGTCAGATCCGGCCACACCGCGCCAGGCCCGACGATGCGCTTGACCGTGGCTTCAGACACATTCGAGAACAGGAGCTGGCCGCCATACTTGGCAAGATGGGTCAAAAGGTCGTCGAGGTCGTCGACATTCGAATCCATCGTCGTCGTCCGCGACGCTTCGGCAATTTGCGATTGCGTCGCGCTGTCCGAGTTGGTCGGCCCCATATTGGCCTCTTGGAACCCAACCACCCGCAGCGTGTCTTCGAAGTAGGGCGCGACGTCATAGAGCGCCGGATTGATCTCGGGGCCGGTGAAGGCTTGCAGGAGATCCCCGACTTTCTGGCCCGGTTGCAGGCCATTCAACTCGAGAATGGCGTTCGAAGGATGCGATTCCAGCTTCTCGACATCCTCCGCATCGAGCGCGCCGGCGCTGACCACCGTCTTCGGCCGCGCCGCCCGCCGATGCTCGCGCATGCCTTGCCGAGCGGTGTTGTAGTCGAGCTGCATGTCCTTCATCAGCCGCACGTCGGAGGGCGGGAAAATATCGTCCTCGTGGTCGGTTTCGTTGAAGGTTAGGGTGAACCAAGGCCAGAAACGCTCCAGCGGCGTGTCCGGCGCGCTCGGCTCGCGCATGAAGTCCGGGTAGCCGTCGCAGACGATATAGACCAGCCCGTCTTTACGATTGTAGATTTCCCAGATGCAGCAGCACTGCTTATCATCGCGCGTGCCTTTTTCTCGATCGTTCGGACCAAGCTGCATCAAGCCATTAGCGCGCACGCCGGCGTTCATGCCGCCGTCCGGCCGGCTATATGAGATGTAAGACTTACCGACGTCACGACCATAAATCTCTTTCACTTCATTGGGGCTAAGGATGTATTCCTGCGCCACCCAATCGGAGCCGAGAAAACCACGCAGATGGATGCACTTGGTGTCGGGGATGATCGAGAACGAGCTGGGATAATCGTAGGTCAGGCCCTCGTGGGCGATAAATTCCTGCTCGCCTTGCAGATCCTGAATCAACAGTCGGAGCTGTTCGGCTTCGGCCGAATCCGGGTCACTCTCGTCGTCGGCGATATCCGCGGCTAAACGTTCAAGGGTGCCGAGGCGCTCGCTGATGTCGCTGAGCTTGGCGATCACGTCCGGCCGCTTCTGCATCACCCGCTCGAAGCCAAGCTTGACGTAGGCGACGCCGACCGTCAGCGCGCGCCGCACTGTCATCTTCATCAATTGCTTGAACGGATGCAGCTGCTGACTGACCTGGTAGGCGTAGAGCAGCTCCAGGGTCTTGGCGATCTTGTCGAGGAGTTCCGTCTGCTGCTTGACCTGGCTCGCATCCTGGATGATCGCCATCCCCTGCTGCAGCATCTGCGGCAGCATCGGGTTGGTTCCTGGCGGCGCAACCCCCAACCCCGGAGGCGCGCCAGGGGGTCCGCCGGGCGCTGGCGGCCCTGGCGGGGCTCCAGGCAGGCCAGGCGGCCCCATCGGCGCATTCATACCAGGCGGAGCCCCAGGAGGCGCTGGCGGCCCGCCCATGGTCACGCCGGCGAGCTGGCCACTCTGCATCGCCATCTGGCCAGCTTCCTGGATCGCTTGCAGGCTCTGCTCAGTGCCGTCCCACACCGTGTTGAGGATCATGTCGCGCCGCTTGGCGACCGCCTTCGGATTGCGGGCGTAGAGAAAGCTGACCCGCTGCGTCACCTCGCGCAGGGTGATATTGGCAACATACCTTTTCTCTTTGGGGTTCCGCGACCATTGCTTACCGAGGCAAAAATCCTGGTCCTCCCTCATCCGATCGAAGGCTGGCTTCCAGTGCTTCTTGGCATGCTTGACTTCAGTGCCCCAGGCTTTGACCAGCGCCTTGCGCGCCGGCGGCGGGTCGGGCCGATCGCGCTCGATCATCTTGGCGTCGGCTTCGCCCTGCTGCAGGATCTGCGCGCCGCTCACGCCTTGCGGCGTGCCGAACAGGTTCTGCACAATCTGGTCGTTGGGGTCTTGCGGGCCTGGCATCACCAGCCATCCATTAAAGCGCGCGCTTCACGTTCAGCGCGCTTCGAATTCTCCTTCACCCAGCCAAGGGTGAATTCTTTCGGACCCCCGTCGCGCGCCTTCGGCTTCCCCCGCGCCGGAATCTGTTTCATCAGGCCAAGCCCGATCAGCGACAGCGCATCGACGAAGTCATCAAAACCAGAATGGGGGAATTTAAGCAATTGATCGCGCGCGTCGGCGAACCACCGAGCAAAACGGGGAAAGTAAACCCGGCCCATATTCATCCGGGCCGAGATCGACTGCGCCCGCGCCTGCTTGTCGGCGATCGGCGCCATCTCGTCGATCGAACAGAACACTCGCTTCTCCAGCATCCGCTTACGCAAAAACGGCCCGATCGATTTCGAGATCGAACCCTTCTCGCCCCACCACAGCATCGGCCGATATTTGGCCATCAGGTTGATGATGGCGTCGATCGACAAATCAGAGGGCAGGCGCGACCAAACGATGTCCGGCATGACCCAAATGTTGTCGTTCTCGTCGACGCCGACGACCATGTGACAGCTCTTGTCGTTCTCTTGGCTGGTCGCCACGGCGAAATCGGAGGCGCCGTAATAGCGCAGCGAATCCGGGTGCGGCAGGTCGGACATTTTGTTGTAGGTGCGAATGAAGTCCGACTTGAAAAAGGAACCTTCCGCCGGCGTCGGCCGGCCCTGGTAAAGGGCGGTGAAGCCGCGCGCGTCGGCGCGGCGCTGATCAAGCAAAAACTGGGTGCCGAAACGGCTCGCCCATAGCGGCTCGTCGATCGGCCGGCCGAGCGGATCATCCTCTTCGGCCAGCGCCGGCAGGTTGATAATCGACCAGGTCGCCGCCTCTTCCTCGTTGTAATAGGGATTGGTCGGGTCGGTATGACGACCAATGATGTCGTCTTCGTTCCAGCGCGTAGCGATAATCACCAGCGCCGCGTCCTGGGTCATCATGCGATAGCGCAGCACGTTGTTGTACCAGTTCCACAACGCCTCGCGCACAATCGGCGAGTCAGCTTCTCTACGGTTCTTCACCGGATCGTCGAGAATGTTGATGTCGCCGCCGCGGCCGGTCAGCGTGCCGCCGACGCCGACAAAGAACAGATCGCCGCCATCAACAATGCGCAGCCGATCGTTGGCGGCGCCACCGTAGCGCAGCTCAAGATCCGGAAAGACATGCTTGTAGAGCGGCGACTGCATCGTCGTCTTGACGACGCCACCAATGTCTTGAGCGAATTTATCGTTATAGGTGGCGAAGACGATCGACTTGCGCGGATTACGGCCGACCGCCCAAGTCGGAAACAGCATCGAGGCGAGCTTGGTTTTGCCGTGCCGCGGCGGACACGAGATCATCAAGCGCTTGATCCGGCCAGCCTCGACCTCTTCCAGCGCCGCCCCGATCACCCGATGGTGACGCGCCACTTCGTAAGCCGAACGATTCGGATCGGCCCGGTGATCCGGGTCGGGGCTCATGTAGCGCGCGAACGGGATCAGGCTCGCGCGCGATTTGAGGATCTCCTTCTTCCGTTCGAGAAGCAGGAGCCGGCGATCGGCGGCGTTCAATCGTAACCGTCGCCGTCCTCGTTGAGGCTCGATCCCGAGGGGATCTTGTCCGACGAGCCGCCGCCGCCTTTGCCGGGCCGATATTTCGCCACCATCGCATCGCCATCTTCGCTGACGCCGCCGCGCGCAAACGAGCTGTTGGAAAAGTCGCCGTCATCACCGCGCCCCATGCCGACATGACCGCCTTCGCTGGGCGAACCAACACCATGCCCATGCGGGTCGCAAAAGTCGTCACTCTGGGTCGACGCGCCAGGGGTTCTAGGGTCGATCTTTTTCATCGCTTCGCTCCTGCTGCCGAGCAGCGTGCTTCTCGGCTTCTTCCTGCTCGATCTTGTCGGCTTCCTCTTCGGTCGCCGGCTGGCCAGTGACGTAATCCTTGTCGCCAGGCTGCGGCAGCGGACGCTTGTACTTCGGCGGTTCGTCGTCGATCATGTTAAGGCCCTTTCAAGGTTTTAAGAGTTGGGCTGTTGTAGCCCAACTCCCAACGCGCAAAACAAAAATCAGCGCGGCTGCGGCTGCGGCCGGGCAGGCGGCGCCCCACCAACCCCACCAGCGGGCGGCGTCGGGACAGTGATCACCGTATAGCGCCAAATAACGCCATCCGGACCGGCAATCGCCACCAGCGCAATCGCCTTGCCCGGAGGAACCTCTGGCGGCAGCGGCGGCCAAATGGTGCCCGGCGGCGGATCGACCGGAGGCGGCTCAATGCCCTCAATCGGCGGCAAGCTGTTGTCCGGCTTGCCAGGAATGGACGGCCAAATCGGCAACCCATGACTCGGACGCTCCGGGCGTCCGCCTACGCCCCAACCCGGATCGATCGGCAGACCACCGCCCGGAGGCCGCGGCCAAACATGCGGCGGACGCTGAACCGGAGGCCGCGGCCAAACCCCTACGCCCTCGTCAACCCCATAATCGGGGTCAATAGGACGACCGCCAGGCGCAATCGGGTGTCCGGGACGAACTGGGAAACTAGGCCGCTCGCCGCCCCAAAAGCCCGGAGGCCGCTCCGGCAGACCCTGATCAGGATGACCATCAAGATCGATGCCTTCATCGATTCCATAATCGGGGTCGACGGGGCGGCCCCATCGATCAAATCTGCGCTTGACGCGCAAGAAACCAGAGACAAACGGCATTGCCTTCTCCTTTTCCTCCAAAAGAAACGCTGCGGCGCCGGGAGGGACGACGTCGTAGTTCAATGAAATATGCCACGGCGGCGGCCACTGAACCTCTGAGGGCCAGACAAACGTCGCCACCATCAAGTCACCGCAACCGCATTGCTGGCGGCCGAGGCCGAGCCGGCAGTGTTCGTTCCGGTCGTTAGACAGTCGACATTCGTTCCAGCGTCGGCGGCCTGAGTGACATAAGTGAGCGCCGTCTGCCCCCCGATGGCGACGCCATTGCGTCGCCAAGCTCGAGTGAAGGTCGGCACATTGGTCCAAGTTCCGTTGGTTGTGGTCAGCGTCGCGCCATTGATCACAGTTCCGGCTGGCGTCACCGCGGGCGCGACGGTATTGACGGGCGCGCCCTGGACCGCAAGACCATTGCTGGTCGCCTGCGCCGAACCGCCAAGGCCAGTCGCGATTTCCTGGCAGGTGATGGTTGCCCCGCCGTCCGCGACGACAAAGACATAGGTCAGCCCGGTTGCGCCGGCGATATTGGTCGCGCCGCGCCGCCACTGGCGCGCAACGCTGGTTGCATTCGTCCAGACGCCGGGCGTGCAAGTCGCAGTCGAACCGACCGTCGCGGTGCCGGCGATCGAGGGCGGCGTGGTGTTGGCCGGCAGCGGATGAACATAGCCCCAATAGTGATGCAGCCGAGGACGTTGCGCCCGCACCACAGGGCGAGTGCGCTGGTTGACGAAGGTGATTTCAGCAGCAGTCGGCGGCCTAGCCATCAGATTAACCTCCATGAGCCAGAAGATGGACAGTCGGCATACCGAGCAGAAGCGCGACGACCATGTAAAGCGCGATCAGCGCCACCACCAACAGATAGAGCCGCTGCACATTCCAATCGATCGGCCACTGAAACCATTTGGCGATCATCACGATCATCGCGCCGATCAGCACCAGAACCGCGACCACGATGCCGACGTTGATGACGCCGAGAAGCAAGCTAGCGAGACTCATGGTCGTCTCCTTTGCGGCTCTTGTTGAACCAGTAACCGGCGATCAGCGCGCTAATCGTTGGGATCGTCACCAGGAGCTTGTCGACGACCTGCTGGTTGTGGATGATCTCCGTGCCCATCAGCACCATCGCAGTCGCCGAGATGACGCCCCAAGCGAGGGTGATGATGAGATCGGCGCGCATCAGCCTTTCGCTTTCCATCGCGCATAAGCGTTCGCCATTTTCTGGTCGTAAGCGTTCTGCGCGTAGCCGGGACCATTGTAGCCGCGCGCGAAGGTCGCCCATTGCTTGGCGCGCAGCGCCGTGTCGAGTTTGTTGGCTTGAATGAATTTGACGAAAGCGTCGAGATGCGCTGGCGCGCCGCCTGTCCACATGGCGTCAACGAAATCTTGGCTCGTGTCGAAGCCACAAGCCTGGTGGTTCTCACCGAGAATTTGAAACGCGCCCCACGAGCACGCTTTGTTGGCGGCGTCGGCGTTGAGCTTGCGCGCATCTTCGTAGCGATTGTGCTGAGTTGCGCCAGTCGCGCCATAGAGCGACTTGTTCCACGACGGCGAGGACAACGCGACACCACGCCGATCCTTGGCGTTGGAATGCGCGCCCTTGCTGTGCTTGTGAAAAATGTGCGCCTCGTAAAGGATCGCGGGGCGACCATCGGACAAGAATCCAGCGCCAGCCGCCTCAACTTCGGCGACGGCGCGGATCGCCGCGACCTCGACGTTGAGCGCCTTAGCGGCGCGAGCGAAGTCAGCATCAGTGAGATTACGAGCAACGTCGTTCATCTTCCCAGACTTGCTTCAAGGTCCGTCAGCCGCGCGTCGATGTCCTGCACCTGGGCGTTGACTTCGTGGATGTCCGGCGGCGGCGGCTCTTCCATCGGCGGCGTTGGATTGGCGGGCGGCGGGTTCTGCGTGTTGCCCTCGTCGAGCCACGCCAAGTATTTCTGATAATCGACGTTGTCGGGATCGAAGGGCACGAACGCCC